CGTAACCTTAAAACAATGAATTGATATCAAAATAAAAAAATTAAAAGCCTTGAAACTTTGTCATGGCTCTGTCTTGTGAATCTTGGTTTTTGCCAATATATCGTAAGGAAATACTCTGGCTTGAGTGGTTCAAAAGGTCCATTATCAGAGCGACATCTTTGGTTTGCTCGTACATGAATAAACCAAAGGTCTTTCTCATCGAGTGAGTTGCTATGTTTTCTAGACCGACTTCTTCAGCAGCTCTTTTGATAATCTTATAAGCTGTGTTAGGTTTTATATGCTGATGCTTCCCGTTTCGACTTGGAAAGAGGAAATCTTCATCTTTCTTGTCTTTGATGTACTGTCGCATAGCATTCTTGAATTTCTTTGGCATCTTTCGTTTGGTTGGCTTATCTGTCTTTTCATCGACGATCTGGACATGCCAACCTTTAACGTGCTTTACTTTCAGTTTAACGATATCACCAATACGAAATCCCAAATTAACACCAGAAAGGAAGAGCATGAGGTTACGTTGTCTATCCGACTCTTTGACTGCGCTATGCTTCGTCAGCCATTCAATCATAAGTTGAACATCATCTCTATTTCTGATTGGTTCAACAACTACCACATATCCTCACCTCCTTTTTAATGCACAAAAAAAAGCAGAGGTTTCCTCTCTGCTATTCTTCATGATACTAATTTACCACATTGTTTTTGTCAATTCTATATATTTTTTTGACAACTTTACATAAAGAGCAAATTTGCAAGTGTATCGAGAATCACTTCACGCCTTCTGTAAATCTGCTTGCTATGCCTATACAAGTATCCGGTTTCTCCGTTCTCCATAATGTGCCAAACTTGAATCCAGTCATATCCAGTATGTTCTCCCCAACGGAGATAAAAGATTTTTTTATCATCTGGTTCTAGATTTTCTAGTAATTGGGAGATAGCATTTTGGAGATTTTCTAATCTTAAAATCATAGGATCGCTTGCATAAGCAACCGCTAGATTCTCCGACCTGTTGACGAATGTCCCACTGCCACTTGCTCCAGTATCATCAATACCAGGAACAGTAAGATGTTTAACTTCGTACAAACGTTCTAGCTCATGCCTACGTTGTCCAATAAGTTTGTCAATCTTTAAATATTTATCATCTAGTTCAAACTCTAGATAATCCCTTCGTGCTTTTGTTAAGTTCTTTTTGACCAAACCTTACCTCCCATGTATCTTTTGGATTTAACCCATTTGATAATCTTACCGTCGTTATTGTTGTTGAAATAATCCGGCAATCTTGCCGTTGGGCTCTCTTTATGGACCACTTTTTCAACGACCTGGACTCCAGGCATCATTTCATCATCTATCCATCCAACTAACCAAGCAGGATTCACATCATAGGTTTTAGCAATCATTTCAATTTGCTTAATGGATGGATATCCACCTCGCTCATACAAGTGAATTGTATTTTGAGAGACACCTGTATCTCTGGCCATATCTTTGACAGATAGACCTAGGTCCTCTCTAAGTTCTTTTAATCTTAGATGCATGCTATGAACCTCCTTCCTAAGTAACTATTTTGTTAAATTCTTCCAGGCAAATGTTCGACCAAATGAAATGATTGCTTTCTAAAAGCTTCTCGATCCCCATTTTTTCAATTCTTTGATAAAGCCTGATTTTAAACAGCGCTTGATTTTGTTTCGAAAACCTAGTTCCTTTTACTGGTAATGTTGCTATAAAAGATAATGCTTCGCCATAAGCGCGAATTACACATTTTGCTAATATATCACTATTTTCCTCTTCTCTAACAACAATTGACACATTAATTGGTTCGTAATTTAAAACCTCAGCGAATTTGACTCTATCTTGTTTGTTATCTGTCTTTTGAGAGCCTGAATATGGGTATTTTTTAGGTTTCATTGCCTGTCCTTTCAAATAATCTTGCCATCAAAGACTAATGTGATTGTCCCTGTGCCATCTTTATGCTTAGATACTAACGCTTGACAATCTGAACCAAGATCGATTCCTTCAATCGTGATGCTTCGTTTCATGTTGTTAACGTTGACGATTGCGCCATTCGATGTTTTAATTCTCATTCTCCACCTCTAGAAGTTCTTGATTTTCGTAGATGTTCCCAATGACTTTGTAATAATGCGGTAGGAATCTCTTTGCGATGTCAATCCGATAGGTGCGACTTAGACCATCGCCGTACCAGCGACCTTTGTCTTTGTCATATTTAACAATAAAGGTATATTCTGTCTGTATCTGATGATGTAAGATGTCACCTTCAAAAACTTCTGTACCTTCCTTGTCACAAAGACCAGTTGACTGCATGAGTTCGATTTCGTCGGCATGTGTATTAGTTCCAAGATCTCTTCCACGAAACAATACAGTTGTGACATTCCCTTCGTCATCAAAACGTATTCGTTTAACTTTGCCCATTTCTTCCCATGTTTTATGCCATGCTCTAAATCTTGGAATCATCTGGCAAATCCTCCTCTTTCACGAATGAACCATCAATCCAGCGACCTTTACGATCTTTGATTTCCTGGTATGCTAGTTCAAAACATTCATCAAAATCATATCCGAGATTTTTCAGATAGCCAATGCAGCGTACTAGATTGTGTCTGCACATTAATTTACTAGCAAATCCTTGAGACAGTTGAAACTCACTAATGTTTGCATTAATTGAGATTAATGTTTCCGGATCTTCTTTCTTCCGTAAACTACCAGATTCCTCAAAAATCTGATTCACATCTTCCTTAATTAATAAGGCTAGACCAACAATAACGACTGCACAATCTCCGATGCTATCTTTGGTCACTTTCTCATTCTTCTTGAGATACCCAGCACATAACTCACCGAACTCTTCACTAAGCTTGAGTGACTGTTTATCTAATCGTCCACCGTTTTCTAAGTCGCGATCAATAAACCATTGCTTTACATTCTCTAGTGTGTTCATGTTTTACCCTACATTTCTTCCAAATCAAAATATTCTGTCAGCTCACTCTTCAATTCATCTAGAGTTGAGCATCGTTCAATTAAATCAAGCACATCGTCTTGTGTATCTTCTTTGTTCAAGGTGTTTTCTGCGACTGCATCTGCTACCCATTTTGGATGAGTACCAGCATAAGAAAATTGATCTTGTGGCAATAGCTCTAGTAATGCTTCGTATCGTTCTTCTAGTGAAGTCAAGGCACCGAGCGTATCAATAAATGCAGTATCTGATTTTCTGCTTTCAAAGATTTCTGGATAATTTTGTTTTGCAATCTCTGCATAAATAGCAGACCATTCTTCGTCTGAAAAACGTGATTTTTCAACTAGTGCGCCGTATTCAATTTCTTTTCCGTCGACTGTTACTTTGTAATTCATAGTGTTACCTCATTTCCAATTTCTGTATTGTTGTACTTCTGCTCACTCACCACGAACACATTACCGTCAACCGTGATTGTGAATAGACTTCCGATTTTTCGTTTTTCCGTAACCTTGCCACTTATCTGATACTTACTATCAGCATGATAGACTAGCAAGGGTTTTTGTGCTTCACGTTGCATGGATAACAAGCAAGTAGCGATAAGCGACCAAGCTAGAAGAAAACGAATTAGTGTGTCTTTCATTCTTCTAGCTCCTTTTTAAATTCTGCAAATAAAATTTCCATATTGAAACCACTATCAATAAATCTGTGTGTGAGTTCTTTGTTAATTCCATTTCCTAGGCAATGATAAATCACATCTACATTTACATCTGCACCTAAATATTTTTCCAAATGATCACGATTATCTACATAAAAGTCAATATTTCGCTTTTGTTGTTGATAAGGTCTAGCTTTTGCTATATCCCTAGTACACCACATCAAGACTTTCGCAATTATGTCCCTCTTTGTGCTACAACCTACGAGAGAAAAGTAAGTGTTGGTTTTAGGAATGAGGATTACCTCAAGGCCGTGATTTATGTATGAGTCAGGAAAACAATTCAGCAACTTCTTTAATTCTAAAACGAACTGCTTGTTCATCACTCCACCTCCTCAAAATAAAACTTTCCGTTGAATGGTTCGATTTTGATGATTCCATAATCTAAACCAAGTCTAGATATAAATGGTTTACTGATCCTTTCATGCAAAGTTGATATCTGTTCTCTAAATTGTTCTAGTGAGAGAGTAGATTTGTAAAAATTACATTTATAACAAGCAGGCATATAGTTATCAAAACTATCTTCTCCACCTAAATAATGAGGGTGCAAATGATCCACTCTCAAAGTTTTTAAGTCCAAAAACTTACCACAATAAGCACAGTGACCGCCGTATTTATCTAAAACTTTTTGTCTAGTGGTTTTAGATATACTTTTTCGTTTCATTCCATGACCTCCTCAAAGCGCCCATCTATTTTTGGACTTATTTCTTTTAAAAATGGGATTTTTCTTTTCTTTTTTCTTCTGCTTGTGATATTCGCTATCTTTGTTAAAGATAATATCTTCATCTTCAATAAGTTCAGGAATGAAGTATCCAGATGGGTGTCGTTCAGGTCGTTCCATCACTCCACCTCATTTCTCAATTTAAAATCAATCCCATACAAGAGCAAATCATTTTGAAAGTCAACGAATGTTTCAATCATCTCAGCTTCTTGAAAATCATATTCCTCGACCGTACCCAAGAAATCATCAATATCATCTCTTTGGACACTTCCATATTCTGTCTTAGTATGTTCCACGGCTAATTCATAGCCATCAACACCAATTGTGTAGCAGATTCTACCACTTGAACAATCATATTTGTAATCCTTGATAATCACTATTTCATCTCCTTGCTCTTAATTTCTCTAGTGAGTCTGTTTTTTTAAACATGACTTGTAAAATAACTACCGTCTGCGTATGTATAATAATCAGCGGTTTCTTCAATCCACTGGCTTCGTGTGTAAGGGTATCTTTTTGGTCGTTTCATGTTACCACCTCATATATAAGTATTTTGTATCGATATCTTGTCCTAAAATACAATTTCTCAATGATTTTAAATCTTCTAACGCACTGCTTACAGTCCCCCATTTATTCTTGGGTTCATACTGCACATACTTTTCAGGGTGCTGTTCCAATTCTGAGATGCCACGTTGAATGTTTTCAAAAATCTGAGCAACATTGTAGATAGTGCCTTGTTTAAAATCCCAATCCATGGCAACCCTGAACATTTTCCCGAGATTGTAAGTTGGAGAACTATTTTCAGGTTCATCTATACAAATATAATCTCCGTTTTCTATTTTTCCTAAGATTTCCAAATCATAACTCATCACTCCACCTCCTCAATCTTTATTATTTTTATTATCTTTAAAGAACTTATAAAAAATTACTGACCAATATGAAGTCCACATAAGGTAGGATAACGATTGAAGGAATTGTTCTACTGTCATTCCGTTACCTCCTCAATCTCAATCCCTTCACAATCAAACACCCAGCCAAAGTCGTCATCTTCTAATTGTTTACGGGTGTGCTTGGTTCTGCACCCACCGATTTCGGCTTTTGATTCCCAAAAATATTCTTTGGATAATAAACCTTTATTAAGATAGCAACCATATTCATTAACACCTTTCACTTTTACTAAATACCGCTTTTCTTTCTCGACATCATAGCCGTCAAGTATGGCTTTTATTAATCTTTTTCTGTTTTCAAGTTCCCTAAATCCTTCGCTCAAGTCTTTTAATTCTATGCCATTGTTATCTGTTAAATAATAACCCCAACCAGTTCTTGAAACATGATATAAAGCTGTTGTTACATCACTTTCATAATTAAAATCAAACGTTTTAAGGAATTTTGCTTCTTCTTCAGATACTGTGACTTTTTCGGGTTCGTCTAGTTGGCCCAAGTCTTGTAGAAAAATTTGACGGGCTGTTTCTGCTCCTGGAGCATCCCATACCCCTTCAAGTCTTTTGTACTTTTTGATCAATTCCTGCTTATTCATTCTTCCCCATCCTCCATTTCTACCCCTAATTCAACAAGTTCTTGCTTTAGCGTTTCGATTCGATTCTGGATGGTTTCTGTGATTAGACTAGACAATATCTCATCTGCTTTGATTTCTTTTGAAAGTACTCCATAAGCCGTTTTAAGAATATAATTAGTCTCTTTCTTTGTAATACTAAGCTCATCCCAGCACTTGCGTTTAATCTCTAAGAAGTATTTGTACTCTTTAATCAAATGCATGATATGTCTAGCTTTGTTTAAGTCTTCAAGCTTCATCTTCACTAACTCCTTTTTCCTTTATGCTGCTTTTGATACTAATTTCGTTTGCTTCATCCATTCCTTGGCAATGTCCCATACTTCAGCTGGTACATCTTGGTTATACTTGCCACGAAATTGGGCTATTTTCCCCTGCCTTACTTCGAGTGTGTAAAGAGGTTTTTTAGGTTGGTTTGATAAACGGACAAACACTATTAAGGTATCTCCTTTAAAATGCTTGTCTGTATATGAGCTTACGCAGTGATGTAGCTTTTTGCCCTCGTAGATCAGCTCGGCCACTTTTCTAGGGACATGGAATGTGTATCCTTGGATGGTCTTATCCATTCCTTCTCTGAGTTTGAATTCAGCTTCAAGCTGCTTACGTTTTTTCTTGTCTTCCAGCCTACGCTTTTCTGATAAGAATTGATTGTATAGACCGCAGGTATGTTGATGCATACAAAAAAAATCTTTTGGCACGATCATTGCATCACCTTCAGGCTCAATGCCCATTTCTCGTAGCATTGTGAGATAGTCAAGATATTCATTGAAGTCAATATGATTCTTGATAACCCAATTCTGAAACTTATTGATCCCTACACCTTTCGGTATATGATTGATGTCATGGTAAGTCAGATAAGATTCAATGCCAGGTACTAGCTGGCCGTTCCGCTCTTTTAATCGACGGCTCAACTCAAATTCATTAAAACTACGATTTGAATTCTTGAAAAATTGTTTATTCTTCTGAAGCCATCTGCGATTTAAAGTTCGCATATCTACGTTTTTGGTGAATCCAGTATAACCTGGATACATGATTTCGTTGGCCAATTTGTAAGCATGAATTTTTTGAGCAAATTCAATTTCAAACTTGTATTTGTAAAGCCGTTCAATTTCCCAATAAGCGATATTCCCAAACTTTAAATATTTAAGTTCAGATACATTTTTAAGTTTTTCAACCCAGTTGTTTGGATAGAATTTATTACCTGTATAATATCCTCCGCTAAAGAAATTAGCGAAAAGATACGGATAAAATTGTCCGTTGTAATCTTGCCAATCTTCACATGTTTGTCATTTTCGAATCGCTCCAAATTTGTAAAATGCCAATCGATAAATTGTTTTCCTTCAACCAACTTCGACCTGAATTCATAAGATTGTATTTCGATACGTTTCGAAGTGCTGAGAATGATAGAGAAAAAGTAAGTCTTGTCATAAAAAGTGAGCCGTGACGACTTTGTCAGTCGCTTTTCAATACAATGACCAAGGTTCAAATCTGAAGCAATTATGGTCTTGTCCTTATTGGTCCATTTGTACGTTGTAATTTGCGAATAGCACCAGCTCCAGAAGTTTGCAGGTGGTTTCAATCGTCTATCGGCTTCTCGCTTGCATTGTTCATGTTTCATTCATCCAAGAAATCGAAAATGCTCATTTGCTTTTCGACTACTCCTTTCTCTTTCTTAATTTTGGCGACATCAACCTTTTCTTCAGGAGAAGCCTGAGATTTGTCTTCCTTTTTCTTCTTGACAGGCTCAACAGGCACCTGCTTGATGTTAGATACTTGTGAATTTGAGATAAAGTACTCTCTAACCCATCTGAAGACAGTAGCATCATCGATACAAGCGACTCCGTTTTCAGCAAATTTACGAGCTTTTTCTTTAGCATGGCTTAAAGCACACTTCAGAGAGTATCGCTCTTTTAAGATTCCTTTAAATAATTCCTCATCCTCCTGATCGCATATCCAGTTATGAACACGGTCAAGTGCGGTATCATGTGGTTGATTTAATTCCTCCAGCAACTTAGCCAGAGCTTTTTCTTTAATGTCATTCATATTATTTTCCAAAAAATACGACTGCCTCTGTGTGTGAGTTTGGCTAAATACGGGCAGTCGCTCGTCCAGGTCACACGACCGATTGACGCATATTCTAGCTCGCTTTTAACGTGGTTCGCGGCACGTTGATTTTATCGCTAAGTAATAGCAATCTATCGCACCATAATCAAACCTCACATCGTCTTTTCCGATGTGTTTCTTGAATTTTGGTCTGGTAATACCTGAGAAAGCCCATTGATGGTCTTTCATCCGTTCGATAAGTTCATCCACATTGTTAAAACTTCCAAGAAAAAACTTGCAGTGTCCGTTGTAGACGAAGTAAAGATTCAATAACAAGAGACACCACCTTTCTAAAAGTACTCTTTCCTTTTATTTTTTAAGTCATTAAATACCATCAGATGATCATTGTCTACACCCTTCATCAACCGACTCATAAACGGTCGACCATATCGCTTCTGAATTTCTTGTGCAGTCAGATTAGTCGTGATAACCGTATTAGCCCTTTTATTAAGAATGTTGTAAAGAATACTGAAGGACCACTCACTATCCTTCTCCATCCCAAGATCATCCAAGACCAAAAACTTTGCACTAGCAATTTTATTGACTAGGAACTCTTCCTGACTAAAATCAGCTTTAATTTTCATCAGCAAGTCAGTAACATTGATAAAGATAGCAATTTCCTTTGTTGCATCGGATAACTTTTTCATCATCGCAAAGGCAAGATGGCTTTTACCCGTTCCAGCTTCTCCTTGAAAAACAACATTATTTCTAGCCCCCTCAGACCACTCTCGGCAAATCCTCTTTGCAAAAGCTAGCTTTTCCGCTTCTTTTTCAGTAGGTGTGTCGAAGTTGTCAAGAGTAGCATTTTTCAGCACATCATCATAGAGAGAGAATTTCTCAAGATAAAACCTCCGCTCTCGCTCATGCTCTGCATCAGCCAGCTCATTGACCTTTATTTGATTATCGGCATGGATTCGTTCCGATTCACACAAACGACAAACAATATCATTTGTCCGGAGGATTTTAATCAATGGAATGCCGTGCTTGTCGCAAATTTCATCCTGCTGTTCAGTGTTTCTCAGATAGGACAAAGCCGTTTCTTCCAGTGCATTAGTTACCATGTCAGCCTACCTCCACAAGCTTTCCAGCTTGCCATATCTGATAAGCAAGCTATCACCGTTTCTTTTGATTGCTTTTCCAAAAGAGATTTTTTCTGCTCGCTGATTGGAAAGAAGTTTTCTTCAAATTGTTGGATTAATTCTAGAACCCCCATTCTTTCTTAGCCTCCTGTTCTGATTTTTTCTCCTTGTGTTGCTTTTCCGATTGTCGAACTTGTTCAACTGTTGTCACTTGATTAAGTTGCCAATTTCTTAAAATTCCACCAATATATTTGATGTTAGGCTTACCTAAATTGATAGCTGTCTTCAATGCCTCTTTCACTAACTCAGCATCATTTTCGTTTAAAAGATGTTTGATTTCCTCAATCTCAAAACCTGATAGCAACCTACGAAACTCAGATTGGAATAATTCAAGGATATTTTCGCTACTACTAGTAGTAGTTATATTCTTATCTTCATCTAATCTACTCTTAATCTTAGTCTTATCTCCTTCTTCTTCTAGTGCGTTACCGTCCGTTACTGTAACGTTACATGTAACGTTACCAAGAGCAAGATTTTTCTGCTTCTCTCGGTGTCTTGCTACACGATTCCGTGTTTGCTCCTTGATTCTTTCCATGCCATCAATATTTTGATGTTTTTCCCAATTTGGCAAAGTAATGACACCGTCAATAATCTCAATCATCCCAAATTGCTCAAAGACTCCCAGGGACATTCTGACAGTATTTAGAGGCCTTTGAAAAATTGTTGCAAGCATTTCATCAGTGTAATGAACCTTATCTGACATCATCAAAAGCCCGTTGCGATTATGTTTGCCAGCGAGAGCTAGGATTTTAAACCATATAACTAAAATGGCATCATGGTCTGGTAGTGCATCAATAAGACGTATTTTTTCATCGTCAAAAATGTCCGTCGTAATCTTAATCCATTTGATTTCAGACATTACTTTCCTCCTTAGTTTTTGTTATTTTTATGCTCTAGCTCCCCATTTCCGATTATTTCTTCGGAAATCCATGGTCATTTCTTTGTAGAGTAAACGCCCATTTCTTCTAAGAGGCCTGCATTTTGCTTTCTTAGAAAATCATTGTTACTTGCTTCTTCCTGGTAATCACAAGCAAGCCTGTCATAGTCTTCGATGCATGCTCTAAAAACTTGTGGCACATCCTCGATTGATGAAGTCAGTCCGACAGGCGGCTGTGTGTCGTAGGTTGATTTTCTATCACACATTCTCAGGTTTCTTCGTGCGACTTCTCTGAAATCCTCAGTTTCTTCGATGATGACCACAACATTTTGCTCATCCGGTTTTTCATTTTTAGCTGTAAATAGCAGCAAGATAAACATTCCAATGAAAATCACTGCTAAGCCAAACAATTGGCTTGATAAAGTTGGTTCTGTCATTTTGTTCTCCTTACGCTCTTAATTTTCGTACTTGCTTTTCTAACTCTAAAATCTCATAAACATCATTGACATCGTACATAATATCTTTCCCTTGCTTACGAAATCTTAATCCTTTACGTTCTAACTTCTTAATATAGCCATGAGTAAAGCCAAACTTCTTCATCAAAGCTTGTTGATTGATTGGCATGCGATCATTCTCTAACTTCTCCCTGGCCTGCTTTTCAGCAAAGGCCAATAATTGATTCGTGAACAATTCAGCACTTTCGCCGTCCAATCGTAATTGTAACGTTATTCCTTCCATTTTCTACATCCTCTCAACTATGCGGGCAAGCATTTTTGTGATATAATGGTTTTAATTATTTAAGTATGCGCCTGATTGCTATCAGGTGCTTTTTTGTTTATACAATATTACTTTCCATCGCCCTGAGTTCAATCTCATGGCTAACTTGTTTTAATAGCTTCTCACACGCTATTTTTGCCTCTCTGTACGTTGTAGATTCGCTGATGAAGTAATCAGCAAGTTCAATGACTTTATCTTCCATTCAATCTCCTATATCAGTCTCAAGACCGATGCCGTTTTCTCCTAATTTGCTATAATAAATTTGACTAGGACCTCTCACTGTTTTAATCAAAAATTCAATAGAAAGGAGAAGAAATAATGTCACGATTACGACCTAGACCTAAAAAGAATTATCCTAACTATAACTGGGATGATTTAGACCGTATGCTTCAAGATGTTCTGAGTGATCCAACATTTAAGGTTTGTTGCGTAGATCCTACACTATATGCTATTCCTAAAGACGAAATAATTTCAGAATGTATCAGTGCAGGTTATACGGTTGAAGAACGTGAAGATGGTATTTTGAACATTTCATGATTTGCTATACTGATTACTTGAGATTCAAGTCTACTAATTCTTTGCGGTAAGTCTATCGATTGTTTGATAGGCTTTTTTCTTGTTCCACTATACGGATATCGTTTTGGTCTCATCATACTGCCTCCTCATTCAAAAACTTGTTGATGAAATACTGTTGCCCTTTGCCTGTAACAAGTGGCGTTTTGCTCACTGTGATGTGGCCGTCAGCGTGAGTGATGCTTGTTTCTTTAACTCGGATGAGCCCCATCTCTACGCTCTTTTGCGTCGGCATGTTCCAATCACGTCCATTCCGCTTGATTAGGTATCCATGAGCTCGTAGCCAGTTAAACAAGCGAGTTGCTCCAATATCTACCCCATTTTGCTTGAGTAGCTTGGCAAGCTCTCCAACCAAGATAGAGGTGTGACTAGCGCTCACTGCGTCGGCAAATAGTACCTTAGGCTTATCAGCCTCAATCTGAGCCTCTAGTTTGTGGACTTTCTGATCAGCCATGAGTAAGGCTCTTGCCATGATTTTCTCAGGGCTGTTGAAGTCTTTCTCTACTTGTATAAAGTATTGGCGGATTTGCTTGCCTCGTTCTGTCCGTTGAATCATGGCGATTTCTTTAGCCATGTCTAGCTTGATGATGTGGTCAGTCGTGTTTTGACCTGTTGAAGAGGTGAGACATTTTTGGGTCACCTTTAAAAAGTCCTCGTTTTCATTAAAGCCGTATTCAGTCATGCGACTAAACCACTTCTTATATTCTGTTTTGACTTCCAGAGCCTCATGAAGTTGTCTTCCTGACACAACAGGCTCATGGCTGTCATTCAGGGTTACGTTAATAATTTCATTCATGGTTTCTCCTTTTTTGTCGCATTTACGCGACTGTTTCGCTAAAAAAAATAGATAAAGCTTCGTCTTTTGAAAGATTGAGGGAAGAAACAATCAAATTTACTTCTTGGATAGAGAAGCTACCATTTTGTTTCATTTTTCTATAGAACGTACTCTTATCAATCCCAATATCTTTTGCTAAAGCTTCTTGAGTAGTATTGCGTTCGATGATTTTTCCTTTTAATTTCGATACGTTTACCATATCTGCTCCTTTCTGTTTGTCGCATTTACGCGACTTTATGTTTTAAGTATAACTAATAAAAAATGAAATGTCAACAGATAAATCGCATTTTTGAAACTTTTTATATTGCATTTTTGCGACTAATGTTGTAAAATTATTGTGTAATATATAAGAAGGGGTTAAAAAAATGAATGTCGGAGAAAGAATAAAACAACGTCGAAAAGCGTTGAAAATGTCTGCAGATGAGCTCGCAGGGAGTGTAGGTGTTTCTCGTTCTACTATTTTTAGGTATGAAAAAGGTGATATTGAAAAGGTTGGACCTGAGGTATTAAAAAAAATCGCTGACAAATTAAATGTATCACCTGGAGACTTGATGGGATGGGAAGATAATCAACAAGAAGTGAAAATTCCCACATCCCCATTGGTTCATAAAATAACTGAAAAAGTTGTCAAGCTATCAACTCCAAGAAAACAAAAGGTTCTTAACTACGCTAACGAACAATTGAAAGAGCAAAATAATAAAGTAATCACAATTGAGGAAAATCTTTTTGAATACCGTGTTTTTGAAAAATTGGCGGCTGGTAATGGTTACTCTTATTTTAACGACGGAAACTATGATACTGTTTTTTATAATAAAGATTTAGATCATGATTTTGCCTCTTGGGTTTTCGGGGATTCTATGGAGCCTAAGTATATAAATGGAGAGGTCGTTCTTATCAAAGAAACAGGGTTTGACTACGATGGTGCTATTTATGCAGTTGATTGGGATGGCCAAACTTATATCAAAAAAGTCTATAAAGAAAAAGACGGTCTTAGACTCGTCTCTATCAATAAAAAATATAAAGATAAATTCGCACCATTTGAAGAAGATCCGAGAATCATCGGAAAAATAGTCGGAAATTTCATGCCAATTGAAAATTAAAGTCAAGGTGATCACATGTTATATTTCTCTACTAATCTTACTGAAGAGGAAATCAAAGTACTAATAGACGAACGCAGAAAAATAATTAGTAAACTGGAAAACCAAAGGTCTTTAATAGCCTTTTTGGTTTTACTGACTTTAATTTCTGTTTTTCTGCTTGGTATCGTTGGAAATATACTACTAACAATTTTCTCTTTTATTATCGGTAGTTTAGTTCTTCTCTTTTTGATTGGTATTTTCCCTAGGCAGTCTAATACTGATCAACTAGAGTATGAAATTGAAGAGCTGAATAAATTATTGGTTATACAAATAGAAGACAGAATAAAAAAACAGGAGATTGACGAGAGAACTATTTATGATGTTGTTCTCAAAGTGAAAGGAATATCTTATCACCAAGAAGCTTTCTCAGATTTATGTCAAGAACTTATAAGAGAAACAGATGATACCCCTTATTTAGGATATACTTCTAAAGAAATTAAAGAGGAATTAATTTTTGGAGGAAGATTTTATAAATACTTGCCTTTTGAAATTCCAGATGTAGAGTTTATCCCTGAATCTGATAATGAATTTGACCCTAACGCTGTTAAAATTGTGGTTCGTGGTTATCACTTAGGCTATGTCACCAAGTCAAAAAATAGAAAAGTATTAAGATTAACAACAGATTCAAATAATGAAGTTATCAAAAACGCTGAAATTTATGGAGGTGATTATAAAGATATCAATCCGGATAATGGCAGACTTCGTACAGTTAAGGATTCATTCAAGATACGAATTAAGTTGAAAGTCTTAAAAAAATAAAAAATCCCCACACTCTCCGACGGCCATCTTTGAGTGTGAGAGTTCAATCTTCCATCTAGCAAGCAATGGAAAAGATGATAAAAAAATACAACTATAGTTTATCATAAGTTCTACACCTTTTCAACTATGCGGGCAAGCAATCGAAAAGAAAGGACATTTTATGATAAAAAAATACATTACAAAAAAAGGAGAGACTAGATACCTCTTTCAAACATACTTGGGCATAGACCCTGCAACTGGAAAAGAAAAACGCACAACACGCCGTGGTTTTAAAACCATCAAAGAGGCCAAGGCAGTCGAACGTGATCTTCTCTTAGATGTTGAAGAAAATGGTTTTTCAAACAATAAAGATTCCCAAAATCCTACATTCGCTGAAGTTGCTGAGCTATGGCTTGAAAGCTACAAGAGCACTGTAAAACCAACAACTTATCAGAACACTAAGAAGAAACTTGATGTTATGATTGACTCATATTTCACAGATATGAAGATTAAGCAGATCAGTGTTGCTTATTGTCAGAAAGTTGCTATGAAGTTAAGCAATCGCTATGTCCTCTATTCCAATTACTACTCTGTCATTAGCCGTATTTTCAAGTATGCCACTTCTCTTGACATCATTAAGTCAAATCCCTTAGACAAGATTATCAAGCCTAAAAATAAACCCTTAAAGGGCAAAGAAAACTACTATACAAAGCAGGAGCTAACGGATTTTCTTAAAGTTTCCAAAGCAAATTTTAAGCCTGTAGACTACACTTTTTTCCACTTACTCGCTTTTTCTGGCTTGAGAACTGGAGAAGCTATCGGTCTCATGTGGTCAGATGTTGACTTTGAAAATAAACGGTTAAGCATTTCTCGCACGGCTGTCGTGATTGGCAAAAAACAAACTGTTCAGGAACCTAAAACCAAAAGGAGTAAGAGGGTTATCACCTTAGATGATGAAACTCTGAATATTTTGAAACTCTGGAAACGACAGCAAATAAAAGAATATTTCCAGGCTGGTGTGCCTTACAAACATGATTTGAATTATATTTTTACGAATGACATAGGGGGATGGCTTTTAGCCGCAACTATGAAAGTGAAGCTTAGCAGATTCTTTTGTAAACACAAAGAACTTAAAAAAATTTCGCCTCACGGATTTAGACACACACATGCTTCTCTCCTATTTGAAGCTGGTGTTACAGCCAAAATCATTTCAGATAGACTAGGTCACAATAATGTTCAAATCACCCTTGATATGTATACCCACATCAATGATAATCAACGTGTTGAAGTCGTTGACCAGTTCATGGATTTCATCCGCTCCAGCTAAAAGTAAAGTCGTATTCAATCTCGTATTCACTTTTGCTTAACACGCTAGAAATCCACTGGTTTCAAGGGATTAGCAAGCTGTGTACTATTTATGGTATAATGAAAGAATGAAGTACCCAAAAATTAATTTAAAAGAAGTTCGCCAGCAAGCTAGACAATTTCAAGCTGAACACCCACGTCTGCTACTTGT